ATACTCACAGATCTCATTTTTAACTTGACACCAGTGATTTAATGCTTGCTCTGGAATGATATCGAACAAGCAGACATCTTCAAGGTTGATTTTAGCAACGTTAGCTGCGTTTACAAAATTCTTAACTCTCTTCTTGTGTACTTCCAAACGCTCTGTGAGATGTTTGGGACAAGCTTCTTCAAGCGTCTTCCCTCCACACCAAACCCTAGCATATTCATAATCATCATCTGAGAGATGAGGAGACCAATCCCATGTGCTCTCAAAAGCCCTTTTAATGTGTCCATAGTAAAATTCTCCATTTGCAAAAAGACCTAAACAGTCTCGCTTATCATCTAAAATTTGAAATATCATTAGTACCCTCCGCTTGTACCTCCTCCAACTGTAGAACCACCAGTGATGCCCTCTTCACGGTCTTTCTGCTGTTCAGCTAATCTTAATCTTCGAATTGAATCTGAGAGACCATAGGATTTTCTGAATGTTTCTTGTCGGAACATACTATCAATATAACTTATCATGTCTGAGTTGTCAAGTGAATTGTGTAAGTTTTTTAAATATTTCTTTATTTTCTTTATCTCTGCCTTTCCTTTAATCATTCCGTGTTCAATGTTGCGAATATCTAAATAATAGTTTATCCAAAACAAATGGTCAATTTCGTTAAGACTTTTTGTTTGTCTGTAAATAATGTTTTTACTTGTTACACATCCCATTTTTAATTTTATCTTATATGGTATTTCAAATACTAAGTTATTATAAAATTCTATTATAGTATTATATATATAATTATATTCTATATTATAAGATTTATTATAATATGTATTAATAGTATTATCTATATTAGTATTTAAATATTTCCTTATAGCAGGAGAACCAATATCAGCTGTAAGAACATAAGGGCAATGTTTCCAAATTTTAAATCCTTTGTTTAACATAACTCTTTTGTAAAATGGAAACATATCAGAAGACATAAAGTCATCATATTTTTGATTATCATCATCAAAAGGTATATCAGCAATGGAAAAAGTCAAACCTGTGGAAAACAGTGAATTATTTGTTGATTGCAACCAGCCGGAGAATGTTATTGGTTTGTTTTTATAATTTTCAGATAAATTAACTAAAAACTCCTTGACATAGTGGTCAAAAGATGTTATATTATCTAAGAGGATTTTGTTTGCTTTGATTTTTTCATTAAATTCAATGAGAACTGTGGACAAATATGCCTTATACAACACCACAGGAGATTCATATGCTCTTACGATTTCCATATTTGATATCAATGGATTGTCGTTCACAAGCTCCCCCATAGAAATTGCTAATTGTATATTTCTTTTTGCGTCTAAATACATTTTTGTGACAAAGTCAAATGCTTGAAATGTCAATAACTCACCGGGAACTCCTTGGAAATTTTTTATGAATTGCGTGTTGGGATAAATTGATGATCCCTCCAAGTCGATTGCTCCATACATTGAAAATTCAACAAAATTAAATTCAAAGACCTCTGGACCTTCTTCTTCATAAGCCTGCGTAGCAAACCTAGATTTCAATATGACTTGGTCATGCAAAGGGAACAAACTATTTTTTGCTTTAAAAATTGACATTTTATTTCAATTCCTTTATAATCGCATAGTACACTTTATATTCCTCTGATTCGTTATCATCAGTAAGATATATTATTTCGGAACTTCTTAATTGTGTATTATCTAATTCAACATTCGTCATTCCGGAAACCTGTTTAAAGGTATACCATGCTCCATTTGCTCTAAAATAAACAAGACCTTCGGGGCTTGTTGCTGTTGCTGAGATACGACCTGGGACATCTCTAGAAGTATCATAATACCACAGCAACTCCTCTGCTGCAGCATCGGACAATACTGTTTCCTCTGGAGGAGGCGGTGTTTCTGCAGCATCGGGCAATACTGTTTCCCCTGGAGCATCAGGGGTTGCTTCCTCTGCAGCAGCATCGGGCAATACTGTTTCCCCTGGAGCAGCAGGGGTTGCTTCCGCTTCATCTGCTGTTTCTGTGCTATACCCGTCTACTGCACCAGAGTAAATCCAGTTTGCAGTTATTGTCGTTGTTGGTTTTTCCATTTTATCACCGGTGATAGTTGCTTTATGGGTAACTTTTTCATTTAAATGAAAACCTCCCATTCCTAATGTATTTGCAATAGAGCCAACAACAGAAGAATCTTGATAAAGACCAGCATTGACAAAGGATAGCATACCAGGAAATACGTCCAAAAGAAAAGTATTTGTTTCCACAGTTACATTGTAAACAGAAGCCAACTGTGAAAGAGAATAAAGATTTTCAAGTTCAAACCTAGATTCTCTTTGGTAATTAGCTGTTGCTTTACTGTAAGTAATTGATTTTACCAGAGTACTGGGGCCGCCACTTAAAGCTTTGGAATGTAAATTGAAGTATGGTACACCTAATTCTATGAGTCTTTTTGCACCAGAATTTAACGTTTTGTAGTTGTTCAAAACAGACATTTGTTGATACATAACTAAAAAATTGCAATATTCAGACATTTTTCGTTTAGGATTTTTGAAAAAGAATGGTGCATCATCTTTATTTAGAGTCAATACGCCATTTTCATTTTTGTTTCCTCTGCTCAAAAGCATTACGTTAAGTTCTGTTTTATTGGCAGCTTTATATTTTAAGCTTGTTTCAATATCTTTATTACCAGCAAAAAGTCCAAACTCTGATTTTATTCCGAATTGCAAGAATTCACTGCTGCCATTTAAATAACAATCCTCCAACAGCATACCATTGATAAGATTTGAAACAATAGCGCTCATTAAGGGACCTATAGAATAAAAAGAAACATCAGCTTCTAGAATATTTTTGTCAATCCACTTATCAAGCCATGATATCGCGATAGGAAAATCTGCCATATTAATTTTTTTATCTGCTACTCTGAAAATGTCACTAGTGATATCAAATTCTATAGGAAAAAATGATGGAAGAATTATTTTTAATGGAAAATCTTTAAAATCATCTTCCATTTTTTCGTAATCATCAGAATATTCAAATTCACCTTCTGTAGCGACCACTCTTTCTGCTTCTCCTTTATACATATTATTCATTAAAATATCAACAAGGTCTCCAAAATAAATGAAATCTAAATTTAAATTGCTTCCGTCAAAATCTTTTTGAATTGTAACTACATCTACATCTCCATATATCAGCCGCTCTGGTACTTTCTCAGAGAAATTATTATATATTAGACTTGAATCTAAAATTTTAAAATCTTTTGTTAAATTGTAATCTAAAAAATTCTGAGGATTGTATTTTACCCTCCAGGTTCTTTTTTTTACAAGTAAAAACAGGTTTTGTTTAAAAGTGCTTTTTTGTTCCTTTATAGATTCGGGTATTTTTGCTTGTTTTATCTTTACTAACGCAGTTTGTTTATCTCTAGGTTCTGTCATGTTGAGTTTATGAAGTATCTCAATTAAATCTTTTTCTTTCTTAACTAATTTGTCCAATTGTTTTTTAGACCTTAAACAATCAAAAATTGGATCTTGAATTTTGCTTCTTATGAACCCTTTATAATCTATTTTGATTTCATCTTTTAAACTTTTGTCTGTGGCAGTCACTCCTCTAGTTATCGTGTGATCGATTAGAGCTAAGTCTAATATCAAACAAGAATTCTGGAGGTATTCTTCATATCCAAGTATTTTTGAATTAGCTTTTACTGTTGGAATAATTTTCATAATTAACCTTTGATAACTTTTTAAAAATTTTGGATTATAAAGTCTAGCGCAGCCTTGATACTTTTTAACGTTTATTGATGCTGGTCCTGCACTATCAGTTGCTCTTAAGCTGGTTCTATGTAAGTAAGTTATTAAATCTAGAGGACTATATTTGTATTTTACTTTTTTTAAAGCACCATCATCATCATAATATTCTGCCATATTGGAGAATTCTGCTTGAAGATAGGTTAAGTTTGGCATTTGTAAAGTTAAAGAAACATCAACATTTGTCTTAGCTGTTGCTTGATTTTCTCCTATAAAAGATATGTCTAGACTGGTATAGGAAATATTTGAACGAAATCCAGATTGCGCACCTAATACTTCTAAAAGCTGATCTTTACTAGTTATATTACTTGTTCCACTTTCATTATATAAAACTGCTTTTTCAAACTTTCCCTCATTTGTGATGTTTCCAAACAACAAAGGCATCTCAATTTCTTTATATACGGGCTTTTCAACCGTTCCAACATTTATTTCGGCTACATTTAAAACCTGAAAATTATAATTTACATCATTTATATTTCGCGCATTAATCACCTGGGAATATGTGTAGATATCACCGGTGGTTGAGCTATAATTAATAAAATTTGAAACAGGAGTGCAATCAATTGGAATTACTCTACCACCGTAAGGTATTTTAGATTTATCAAGTGCAGCCTTCCTAAGTTTGCTTCTCGTCTTTGCAAAATGAGATACAGAAGACAACAAAAAACACTGTTCTAGATTTTTAAACAAAGAATTGGCCTTTGCGTCTCCACCTTCTCCCAAACTTTCGATACTTTCTTTCAGTGATAATGAAGTTCTTTTTAGATTGTCTAATTTAATTTTGCTTTTTACTTCAAGTACTGCATCCGCCCCAGTCTTGTATTTCATATTCCTAACCGTATCGAGCAGGGAAAGATTAATACTGGTATTTTCAAGTCCCTCAGCTATGTTAGAAATATCTTTATCATAAATGGAAAAATCCGGACTATTATCTAATGATAGAACTATATTATTAATCCTTTCTCTTAATTCACTAGAAACCTTGGGTGCATTTCTGATATTGTATTTTTTGGCCAAATAACCAAAATCGTTCCCCGCAAACAACAGATTTTCGGAAGCATGTATGTATCTTTGCTTTGTTTTATTTGCTCCATACGTTTCTTTCTCAAAAAGCCACCAAAAAAGAATCTTTGCTTTTTCTGCATCGTCCATCAAATTCCATCTATCAGCAAAAGTTGTATCTGCCGGTAAAATTTGATAAATAATTGGTGTTTCATCATTGCTGATTTCAAATTCTTTCTCTGCCCATGCGCCATCTGCGGCAAAATAACCAATATCCGGAACCCGGAGATTCCAGATTGTTTTCATTGCTTTTGGAAAGTCTTCTTCCTCTTCCCATGAATTGAGTGCAAAATCGTAAGTAAAAGTAAGCAGTGCACTTTCAGCTATTTCCGTCTTGGTGGAAATCTCCTCTTCCCCACTTTTATTTTTTGGAACGTTTCCATTCCCGCCTCCTGCAAGCCAGTTAAAGACAACTTCTATATCATAACCTGAACCAGCCATTATTTCACCACGCTTCTATAAAAAGATAAATAATCTTTTGGTATATATATAACGTCTCCATACGTATAATGAGAATCTGTTGGCTTGTTATTAAACAAACCAATTAACCAAAAAAGATTTCTATCTCCAAAATAACGATGAGCTAACTTATATAGTTTATCTCCATGGGACCAAACATGTTCATAAACATCAAAGTCTTGTGTTTGAAAGTCTCTAGAAAAAACATAATTCTTATAATATTCTATACTTTCGATATCTCTTATCTGTAGAATATTTTCTTTCTGTGATTTATTCATAAATCTTTTATCAAAATTTTTAAAAATAGGCATTGTATCTCTCGTTAATTATAATTTATATCAAACCCGAATAAATTACCGGGCTTTATTAGTTTATCTTTTTTATCTCTTTTCTTTTTAGAATATTTTTTGTTTCTTGGATATGAGTCCTGCATCACCTCAAGGTCAAAATCTAATTTATAGTTTTTTGCGAAAAACATTCCACCCTCATCAAAAAACCCCATTTCAAGATCTGGTGAATAGTTTAAACTAGAAAGTTTGCATTTCACTCCCACATGTTCACTGAAACTTTCATAATCTGAAAAACTATTATTTTTTTCACTGTCTTTTCTTATAAGATTTGCAAATTTAAGATAAAACTCACTTTCACGAGTTTGATCATCGGGCAGAGTCATTCTCAAAAGCTTCTGAAATTTTTTATGATTATTTATAGAGTCATTATGATCCAAAGATGGAACATTAAAAGAAATTTGATATTTTTTTTCTTTTAAACCGGTGACCTTTTGGGTTATATTATCAATTGAAGTAACCTCAACAGTATTACTACTTACCTGGACGGCATAAGTTTCTAGAAATGGTTTAAACTTAATCATAACATTATTTTTAGCTATTATTATTTCTGAGTTTTTATTTGCTGTATATAGTGCAGAATAGTCATTCATTTTGTAGATACTCCAAAGGGCCAACTGCCTTTTTTTGTAAACTCATCTCCATCTATGTTGCCATCTGCTAAAAAAGGTTTTATTATTCTTTTTTCAGTTGTTGTTAATGTAGGAACAATCAACTCTAATTTTAAAGAAAATTCTTTTGGCCATAGTTTATTATCATATTCAAAAAAACCAGTATCCACAGCAGCAGAATATGAAATCTTATCTATGTAGCATTGCAGTCCATATTGTTTAATATCAGAAAAAAGTTTTATTGTTTTTTTATTAGTGTAATTACCATTATTTATCAAATTAGATAGTAGAACATAGAATCTGTCTTCTGTAGGTATGACTGTGGGCTTATAGCCAAGCGCTTCCATGGCAACAGCCAGTTGCTCATTTTCTTTTGGAGACATTATTCCATCAGCCATAAACCCTTTTCTCAAGTTTGCTATTACATTCGGCTCACTGTTTCCATATTGAGTGCTTCTCATCATAATTTCTAACATTTCTAGACGATTAGCATTAACCCTAGCGTCATTGACTGAGATCGCTGGTAAAATTATCTCTAGAGAATATGAAAAGCCAATGTTTTTTACAGAATGCTTCTTGCCTTCAACCAAATCAACATCACTATGTTCTAACTTTAATGTTATCGAAAAAGATTTCAGAAAAGCTTTTAAACCTATAGCTATTTCAGAAGATTCATTTCCTATATATATTAGACAAGATTTGTTTCGTGTATAGGTATTTGAATAATCAGTACCTAGTGGAAGTTTTGGATTATTAGCAGGATCATGAGTACCTTGATAATTAACTAATATTGGAATTTCGTCTGTGTACCAACTCATTATCTTTTATTCCTATTAATTTCTGTTCTTATTATATCTTTCAGTTGTTCGTTCCCTATGAATACTTTCACTTCAACTTTCGGCATTGAGATGTCTGGCATTTTAACATCTACTTCGATTTTACTATTTTTGAATAATTTTGCAATTGCAACGCCATCTCCCATAATAAGGGAACTAGTATCTCCACTAACAGAGCCGGCGAACAATCCCTTCTCTCCAACAGAAGATTTTATTTCTGCAACTGCACTCTTAATGTTATTCAAACCTTGTCCAAATTTATCTATACCGTTTCCAATCTTTGCAATTTCATCTCCAGCGCCAAACATAGCGCCCATCGACTGACCTGTTAAACTAAATAGTACTAACATGGCTGTCAACGCACCAAGACCCATAAAAATTCCAGCTGAGCTAAGAGATGCAGCGTACCCCAAGAACAAAAACGCTCCACCAAGAGCAAAAATTCCAAGAATTACTGCCGGCATAGTATCAACAGATTGGGACATTGCAGTAAACAACCCCGTTAATGACTCAACAAAGGAGGCCATTCCATAAAAAACCAAAGCAACTCCACCAGCTAAGACGGATAAAGCTAATGCTCCCAACATAGCTTTTAGACTCATAGTCTCTAGAGCCCTAGATAAGATGATTACAAAACCAGCCATAACAAGAGGCATCATATAAAGCATTGGAGAGCCTCTTTTATGAAACATATTATAAAGAGCAAGCAGCGCACCAATTGCTAAAGTTATCTTTATACCGTTCTTGGCCCAAGCAAAAGAATTCGCATGTACAATTGCAGTGTTAGTAGAAATAATTCCATTTTGCTTTGCTCTTGCTGCCGCTGAGAGTTCCGTCTGTAATGCAGCCTCGGCTTGAACCACCGCCGCTTGCGCAACAGTAAAATTGGAATGTGCTTGTTTAGCAGCGTAAATTTGAACAGCAATATATAGACTTGTCATAGCCCCCGCGAATCCGTTTATATTATCAACAACATAAACTAGCATTTCAACAAGATTCATCGCAGCATCTGCAATATTTTGTATTGCTTGTGGGTTTTCTCTAACAAAGTTTTCAAACATTCTAGAAACTTTGTCCATAACAGGCACTAAATCATTCATTGCATTATTCAAGCGTGTTTGAATATCTGCTTGGGTTTGCATCAGATTTGCTCTTCTCTCCATTTCTGCTGGGTCGCCTTGCAAATCAGCTAGCATTTCTTGTACACTAGCATATCCCATAGCTTCAGCAGTAAATAATTTCTGAGCTCTCGTCATATTATTGACTCCACCGGTAGCCATATTAACTTGTTTTCTAAGCTCTTTCATTCTTTCAGCGGGGTCCATTGTCATAAGAGCCATAGAGCTAAGGCTCGTTCCCAAAACAGCATTTAAAGTAGCTGCTTTTTTAGCTCCCTCGGAAAACTTGTCGAAAGGTTTAACCATATTTAGCATACTTGAAATCGCCGTCCCGGTAACAGAAGCTTGAGCCGCCAAATCTTGAAAAACTTTTATACCTTTAGTTCTTCCTTCAATAGACAAATACTTCATATTTTCACCAAAATCGGTAGCTAGTTTTTGAGCAGTGATTCCGATTTTTTCTGCATTCACAGCCATCTGTTCCAGTGATTTATTCATACCAGGAATTATATTTCCCGTTGAATCTTTGAATGTTTTCATTAACATGTTCATATTGGAAGCCGTAGTATCCGTGGTGACTCCCAGCTGATTCATCATCGCAGCAGAACCAGCTAATTCATTTGCAAATTCTAAAGATTGTATTCCTATTAATTTACTTTGCATTGAACCAACAGCAGTTGTCGCTTGATCCAGAGTAACACCGAAAGCAGCAGTTGCGCTTGAGATTCCTATTAATTCATTTTGTAAATTTTCTAAGGCCCTACCAGTACTTTTTCTAATTTCAACTGTTTTTCTGTTAAATTTATCAAAAATCTCAAAAGCTTTTTTCCCAGCAGCAGATAAAATATTCATAGGATTAACAAGTCCTGCAATTCCTGATGCTAAAGAAACAAGATTTTTACCGATGTCACCGCTAAGAAACAAGCCTAGTCCTTCAAGTAAACCTCCCATCATGGTGTCTGCATTGTTGGCCGCAATACCCATCTTACCAGCTATTGTACCAATGGCACTGTCAAGTTTATTAGCAAATTTAGTAGACAAAGCCATTTTAGCTCTGAATTCTTCTATTTTTGCAACCATATCTTGTGCTATATTCGAAGATTTATCCATGACATCAGCTAATTCTTTCGACTGTTTTGCAGTCAAAGAGAACATTTCTGATAAGTTATCAATTGAAAAACCAGCCTCAGTTGTTAACTTATTTTGCTTTTCTAATTCTGTAATAAATTTAGCAGCATTATTTAGTTTAATATCATCAATTCGAATACTTTGCCTTGCAGCTTCTAATTGATCTCCCATAGCATCGGCGATTTCTTTTTCTTTCTTTGCCCTTTCTTTTTCAACATTAAAACTCTTAAGCTTAGCATCGAAAACTTCTTGTGCAACAGATGCATCATCGCCAAAGCTTTCACCATCTCCGGAGCCCATCGGCATCCTTAAAATCTCCAAACCATTTATCAATCTATATAATGACATACAAAGTCCTCTTGTAGTTAAATAGTTTCAAATAAAAAATGCTTGGAAAACCAAGCATTAGCTTTTTGCTCTATCATATTCTTCTTTTTCCTTCTCATATTCTTGCACTGTTCGATCAAGCCACCATTTTCTCAAACCAACTGGAAGAGAATACATTTCGGATAGACTCCATCCTCCATAATGCTTTAGAGTAAAGAAAATCTCGTATACGTTTTGCATATACTCATTGGTCAGGCCAAAAAAAGTCCGTATTAAACGGAACCTCCATTTCTTGTTCGAAGCCGCAAGATTCACATTCAAAGTCCTCAATGACTTTGATATTGGGAGCCAATGATTCATAACACTGTCTTAGCCATCTGGCTTCATAAGCAGGTACATTTTCTACAAAATAGTCAACATAAGCTGCTTCAGCGTGCCCATTTACAGACTGGATATATAATTTCATCTGTTTAGAAACAAGTTCTTCTTCACTTTTGTTCTTAGATATCATTTTCACAAGCTTTGACTCGTCTTGGCCGGTCAATAGCCTAAGTTCAACCTTAATTTGCGACTTTGGCGTTTCAACTATGTAAGTGCCCGTGTTTGTCTCTTCAGCTTCAAATTCTTCCAAATCTCCGTCTATTATCAAAGGTTTTGATAGATCAAATACTACTTTGTTAGGTGCTTGGCATGAAGGGCATTGAACCTTTGTTTCATATAGATGACCATACGCCGATGAACGTGCCGCAATTATTATTGCATTTCGATCTCCAACTAGAACATCTTTTGCTTTGAACGTTTTGTCAACCAATAGATTATCAATAAGTCTTTCAAGTGCAACTCCTTTTTTAAGCAATGATCGTGATGTAAGAATATCTTCATCTTTTGCTGTCATGAAACGGATTTCAACTGTTTCTTTTTCATGTAAAGGATGTCCGGAAGGATAACCGACTCCTCTAGATGGGAGTTCTACAAACTCCGTTGGGGTAACAAAGTCTAGGACTGCCGCTGGATCAACAGCTTCTGCTTGCGCTCGTCTTGTCTTTGTTCTATCTTCATTATTTCTTCTCATTTATACCTCTTTGTTAAAATAATTATTCTTCACCTAATGGTGTTGTTCGACTGAAAGGATTTGGCGCATCATCACTAGTGATTGGAGGCAAGGGATCAATTGTGCCTCCACTTCCTCTTGTTTGAATTTCAGGTGTTCCGCCAACTTGTCGTTCCACTCCTTGTGTACGCTTCTTAATTTCCGTGATATCCCCTATCGGAGTGATTTCCCCTCCTCTGTTTAGATCGCTTGATGTGCCAAACACTGTGCTAGCTTCTGAAGGAGGAGTTGGTGTCCTCTGTATTATTAAGTCAGGTACTGTGCTTTCATCCGGCATAGTACCCAGTGCAGGCACTTTTTCTAAAATAACATCTCCTTGTTTTTCTATAAATGTCTTTTCATTATCTAGGTTTATTGTTTTCATGAAATGCTTAAATGGCAATTCGCTTAAGGTTAATTTTTCTCCTAATTTCTGACGATCCATAATTGCCCAATCATATATAACACCAAGTTCGTATTCAACAGGATCATCAGAAGAATAATCTAAGTCTCCCCACCCAATAGTTTTAACAATCGGATTGATAAGATGCCAACACTCTGAGATTCCATCACCATCATCAAGTTGATAGATTGAAATTCTTTGTTTTGAAGTTGACGCATTTTTAAAATCTGCCACATCTTCCAAGCCAAGCCCAAAAGAGTTTGCAATTGTTGATGATTTTTCTGGGGTTGTTATGGTTCTCCAAGACTTACCTGAGCCATCAAGTTTAAGTTTTGTTGAAATATGATGACCTCCGCCAAATTCACCAGCAGTTTTTGAATTAACATTACGAAAATGAGGATCTCTAAATTGAGAATTGTCAACATAAGGGTAAGTATAGCCGGTGTTGTTCATAATTTGCCACAAGAAAGCTCCTGTGTCAAAAACAGAATAATTATGTCCCAAGCCATTCATGTCAACAAATTTCATTGTTATTGGTTGCCATGTTGCATTACCGGGATAATTAAATTTATGGTTCAATAGTCTAAATTCTTTTGTATCAAAATCAACTTTTGGCTTGTTTAAGCTTTTAATATTTGGCAAATAAAACATCCCACCAAAAACAACAACAAATTTGCTTTTGGCTTTTGGCTGTACTCTACTATTCGTCCACCATGACATTTAGTTCTCGCTTATTCTGCTTCGTAGAAGCTACCGAGTCCGTTTCCTTCGATAGTTTCACATGTTGCCCAATCATACATAAATTCAAGATCAATTGTTGAAATGTCATCATTTTCATAATCAAGTTCTGAGAATGCAACCTTTTTAATGTATGGGTTTTTAAGTTCCCAAGTTTCAATAGCGTTTCCACCTGAATCAAGTTGGCGGATTTGCACGTATTGAAGAGCAGAATTGGTCTTGTTTTTTGATTGAGTTGTAAGAGTATTGGCATCTCCAGGAACGACATAACCACCAGAACGAATAATATTATTGATTCTAAATAGTGATCCGGGGTCAACTGGGTCAACAAGTGTCATGGAAATAGACTGCCATTCAACCTTTCCGGGAAAATGAAATGTATGTCCCATGTATACATGTTTACTATCAGCAACGGTAAAGTTCGGCTTCGCTACTTTCTTAGCCCACCATACAGCTGGTTCGTTGCCTTGGATTCCTCCAATAAATACTTGAAATCTAAAATTTCTTTTAGGGTCTCTCTCAGGTGTTGTAGTCCAAAATGACATTATTATTTTCTCCTATAATTCTTTAATAACTAGTTGGCTTAGGCAAATTCTGCCCCGGTGCGAGTGATTACAAAGTCAATAGCGATGTATTCAATAGCTCTCGCAGGCTTAAGAAAGATCTTGGCGTACATGATATTTCTATCAATAAGATCTGGTGTAGTTGTTGTTCCATCAAGAACCAAACGATAATCTGTTAGTCCAAACTTCGATTTAACATCTGATAGAATAGGCTCTGCTTGTGAACGGAATCTTGCCCATGTAGATTGAACGTTTTGATCAAAGAGAAGATTTCTTGCCACATTTCCAATTTCTGCCTTAAGGAAGATCATAAGGCGACGAACGTTGATTCT